TACGAGGTCTATAGTTGGATTTTTATAAAAATGATTTTTAGTCCACTCAACCAATACAAAGTGCTTGTGGTAATGGTATGCCGCATCCGGGCTGGTAAGTTGCTTCACTGAACCTGAGAGTTAGTTCCAAAGTTGCTTCTTCGGAGCTACCATAATCAAGATCACCAAAGTTAATCGACTGTGGCCACAAGTTGCCAAGTGTCCAAACTTCCATATCACTTCCACAGCCATCATACATAGTCAGGGTGCCAATAGCAGCCCAACCTGTTTGAATGCCGTCTTGGCCTCTTTTAGATGTTTGAGTAAGACTGGTTGGATCAGTAAAGTTATAAACTGTAGCAAGCCAATCCCACAAAGTACTCATCTGTGAAGCACCGGGGCCACCGATGTCATAGTATGTTACAGTCAAGTTGTCCCAAGTACCCTTGCCGGGAATCCACATCTTGCCGTGCAAGTAGTTGATTTCAGTTTCTTCGATTGTCAGGCTAGGACGCTTGGCAACCTTAACAAATGCTGTTGGAACGACTTTCCCAGCACCACCCCATTGAACCTCAAAAGTCCATCGATACTTTCGTTTGAAAACGATATCTGGGCCTCCGATTTGTCCAAGTCCCATTCCTGCTAATGGCATTGTAGTGTCTCCTTTTTAGTAATTAAAATGCTTCTGTTCCTGTTGCAAAACTACCAGTTCTGTGAATTGAAAATTCAATAAAGATAAATTCAGCAGCACGAGTTGGTTGTACTCCGATTCTGGCCCTGAATTCATTACGGTCAATCACATCAGGTGTGTTTAGTTCCTCATCAGCCTGAATTCTGAAGTCATTAATGCCACGTCCAACTTTAACATTATTAAGAATGTTGGTTGCAAGATTGATAAACTTCTGACGGAAGATTGCGTCATTTGGATCGAACAGCAAACCACGGCTAGATGTGCGAATTGCTTTTTCAATATAGAACATTAAGCGTCGAACATTAACACGATCTAAAGCTGTAGGCAGGCGCTGAAGAGTTTTCTGGCCGAATACCACAAAACCATCGGTATCTGCAAATTTTACAATTGGATTGACGCAGTTACGGTTTCCATACATTGTGTCACGTTCTTCCAAAGTTGGACGATTGTAAACATCAGTGATGTTAGGAACCAAACCACGAGTCAAACCAGCTGGAGCGAACCAAGGTGCTCCTAAAAAGTCGCTACGAGCAATAACTGCCATTACAGAGCCGCTTGGTGGACACCACACATCAACCTTGTTGTAAGAATCATAAATCTTAACCCAAGGCCAATAAAGTGCGCCAAAGTCACTGTCGAAACGAGTGTTATTAAGAGGATGAGTGCCATTTTGCCATGCAACAACTTCTTTCACAGTCAAGCCGAAAGGAGAATCAATGATTGCAAGGCAATCTTGACGATAATCTCGGCAGAAAGCTAGAACTTCTTGAACAACAGCTGTGCTTGAGTGACCGGGAACAGCAATCAAGTCAATGTTTACTTGTTCTGGTTCGCTGAGAGTGTAAATGCCTGTGTAGCCAAGAGCATTGCCCATAAGCAAAACATCTTGTTTATCTGGATCAGCTGGAATACCATCTGTGCCACCTGCAAGATTGTAAGTGCCAGCAGTAGGACCGGCTCCTACACTTGTATCATCAATAACACGAATGTAATCGGAAACTAGAGACATATATGTTTCGACATAATAGCTGCTTGCCTGATTTTTAGTAACATTTCCCCAAGCTTCAACTTGAACACCATTAGAATATATTTCTATATTAAATGATTCTTGTGATGAACTGTTAACGATTACAACTTCTGTATCGTTGCCATCTACACCGGGAGAATCTGCATTTATAACGAATGAAACAGAACCGTCAGGATCTCCACCTATAACCAAACCATATGTGTCAGTTCCTGAGATATTGCCAGTTTGACCTTCAGGTGTTGTTCCAACTTTAGTTGTAGTCACGAAAACAAAAGCAGGGCTTCCATTAGGTTTAATGCGAAGACGAGCATCAGCACCATGATGTTTGGTGACCAATTTAAGTTGGTCGCCAGCAGCAAGTGCTTCCCAACCACCGGGAAGAGTGCCTGCGTTTTCAACTTTTTGATCGTTGATTGCAGTTAAAACATCGTTAATTGTTGCATAAGAAACTGCATCAAGCTGAATAGTTTGAACAACTTGATCAATTAAAATATTGTCAGTGCCATCAATCACAATTTGAATTTGTAATTCTTCGCCACTTAGGCCAGAAAGGTCATAAACTCCGGCTACATAACCACCAAGCGGGAACATATCGTTGCTTGCAGTCACTGAGGCACGAGTCATGCCTGTGCCAAAACCAGTTGGGTTGTCACGAATGCTGTCTGTGTCAACTACATCACCACCGTAAATTGCATCTTGAATTGATACGAATTCCAAAGCAGCAAGAGGACCATATGCCCAAATTGTTCTTACGCCCATTGGTGAATTATCATCAGTGGTGTCTGTTAAATAGAATTCAATACCATCGTTTTCAAAATCAATTTGTGAATTAAGAGTTTCCACTACTTCTTGAGATGTCCATCCAAGTGCGTTCTCTGGAACAACTAAAGTTTTAGTAGAAAGTTCACCGTTAAGTTTCCAGCGAAAAAATGAATCTTCATCAAAAGAGTGTGGTCCACTCTTGCCTGATTCGATTTCCACAACAGTACCTGCTGCTGGAACATCTACAGATGCTGTAAGAGCTTGTTCGTCAGAAACAGGATCTGTGTCACCTACTCGCACAACATAAAGTTCGTTAGCCACAAGCAAATACTGATCAGCAGCGTAAATTAGGAAAGGATCGCCCGAATCAGGGTGAGGATTTCCAAATACGGTGTGCAATTGACGAGAAGTGCTAATTGCGATAGGTAGATTTATTGGTCCTTTTGAAGCAAAACCAACAAGGCCTGCTCTGTGGGCGGATTGCTCAGCGGTAATAAAGCTGAGATCTTTTTCAGCAATCCTGACGCTTGGACTGATAGTGTTCGATGGTGGAAAACCTCTTAGAATCGCCATAGTCGTATTCTCCCTTTCATAACTTGTTATTATATATATCTTATGGAAATCAATCCATCTTTTTCTGCTCTCTCTATATATGGTGTTGATCTTTCATCTTCCAAAACAAATTTATTTTTTCCCTTACCAACTCCCGGAAGGTTTAATGTTGTGAAAGATTTAATGGCTCTCCTAGACCTAATGATCAATTGCACAGGAAACCGCTTTTTATTTTCAATTTCTAACATTCTAGTTCCTTTACTGATTCTTCTATTCTAGCCAATACCGCTGTTATTTCTTCCTCTGTAAGACCGTCAACAAAGTCAACTTTCATTTTAAGGACTGCTTTTTTGCGTTCAATTGGCTGTGGTATATATGTCTGTGCTGTCATATTAAATTCGTATTTTATTATTCTTATTTGTTGGTCACCGGGTTCTGCATTTATGTTATTTGCAACAGAATCCAATTTAACAATTACCTCCCATGGCACACCAGTTACTCTTATGTATGCTACTTGAGAAAATTTTGTCATTATTTGTTCTACAATTTGGTTCATATCTTCACGATACATTGTCCAAGCAGTTAACGTGTAGCCCATATTGACTGGAATTCCTCTTGCCATTCCTAAAACTGTATCTTTTTTATATTTTTCGCTAATTGTCATTCCGGGTTTTCCGTCTGCTCCACGAAACAAGTTTAAGGCTTTATGATATGTGTATCTAGAAAGATCGTATTCTATGCTTGTTTGAGTGAGTGCAAGCATTGGCAAGCGTAGTCTGTTTACAACAAGTGTTTCATCTTTTCTAACATTTTCTTGAATTAGTGCTGCAACTGCTTTTTCTGGAGGTCCAAGTAGAATTGGAATAGGCCAAGCTTTTCCATCTTCGTCAATCACTACAACATTTCTGAAGGTGTCCAATAGTGCTTCGTCGTTGCCACGCAATGCTTTTGAATATCTGTAAAGAACTGTTCTGTCGGGATTGTCGGGATCGTTGAGAATTTTGCCTGTTTGCATTGGATCGCAATCAACTTTTGCGCCAAAACCAGTTTTTTTCATGGTTTGGTCTTTGAGCCAATTCATGCTTTCGTCATTTATTGCACGAAGATTTGATGGATCATTGTTGGGTTCGCAATAAGGTGGAGCTTTGTCAAGAATTGGATCAGGACCACTTGCAATATCATTGCATTGATCGTATGGTCTTTGTTGGTGATTTGGTCCTTCAGTGTTCATGATTTCTCCTTTTTAATTATTCATTTGGTGATCAATTATGGAAGCAATAAATATAAAATACCGAAAATGGTATGAAGGTTTTGCTCCAAGATCGATTAAGCTGCAAATACCCGGTTGGTCTGGCGAACAAAACCAACATGTTAGTGGCGACAAGCCACAACCATGGCACTGCATACCATTTGTTGAAGCTTCTACATATGGTCTTGAGTTGTTGTATTCTTTTAATACAGAGTGCCATGTAAAATTGATTGATGGAAAAATAAATTTTATTGGTGATTTTTCCAATGAAAATAAAAATATACCAAAAAATCTTTTGCCGCCATTCAGTAGTTTTGCACCGGGACATTTCGGAACCACTTCATGTTTAGATATCGAAGTGCCAGAGGGATATATCGTTCGTGTCGAGCCACATCCATGTTATTATACGGATGAAACAAACACAGTTCCTCTTGCAATCCCCGGACATCTTAACACAAGTATGTGGCCAAAAATATTTTTCATTGTTTTTAAAAATCCGTTGCCGGGACAAACTTTAATATTTAAAAAAGGTGAACCAATTGCTCAAATACTTATACTTCCTCGTAAAATATCATATGATATCATGGAAATGACACAACAAGAAAAAGAAAGAAGAAATTTTACAGAAGAATCTATAGAAAAATCTCATAAAAAGTTTGTTACAAATGATTGGTTTGATTACTTAGGTCATAATTTTGATGATAAATATAAAATTTTAAACAATGTTTTTGTTAAAAAAGGTAAAAAAGGTGTTCAAGAATTTTTAGAAAATGTTTCTGAAAAAATAAGGCTGAAATCATCATGCAAAGTTAAACGTAAACTAATAATAAAGAAAAAAGGAAAAAATGAAATCATTTAAAATTAAAAAAAGAGAAAACAGAATCATCCCGTATATTGCAGGAGATCCTGTTTCTTCTTTTAAAAAACCGGTTTTTCCTTTTCGTTTTTTATCGAAAATTAATTGCCCAAATTTAAATAGATTGCAAAATTTTACCTTTGAGGAGGCGCACCAGCAGCAGGAGCCGCAGGTGCAGCAGGAGCAGCAGCAGGAGCAG